TGTTCGTCTTTGTTTTGTGCGTTATTTCTAGCTTCGGCAGATATACGCTGATTACCCCTCAGACCTTTGGTATTAACTTGCCCTTGCATGTTTTGTGGCAACTGATTGGTGTTGTTTGTATTAATTTCTACAGTTGTCCCACCGGTCTTAGCGTCATACGTGGTGCCAGAACGGCTAGAACTACGAACAACAGTTCCTTGTAAACTCTGTAACAATTGCGCTGGCGACGAAATTGTTCTGCTCAAAATGCCATGAACGGCAAACCCGTGCATAATTGATTTAATTGCTTCTTTTTGTGCAACAGTAAAATCAGAGTTGCCAAGGACAGAATCCAATTCGTTATCCAAAGCATTCCACGCTTCTTGCGATACATTCAAATCAGGATTATTAAATATTTCACGCAATTCTTGTTTTTGGTCGTCGGTCAAATCGTTCATCTTGTCGATGTTTTCCATATAACCCTTTTGAACCAACTCTTCAAGATTCCCCACCAAAGACGGGTCGTCGACCATAGCATAAGCTAATTCCTGAAATCCTTTTGGAAGTTTTACGCCACTTGCCTCCGCTTCTTTACGCAAAGCATCAATTGCCGCTTTAGTGTCTGTTTTCCATTGTTCGGCATTTTGTATATTGCCCTCAACAAATTTATTCTTGCCTATAGCTGACATACCACCAGCCATAACCAAAGCAAGCATCGCAGTGCCCCATTCGGTCGCTGCATCTAATTCTTCGCCAGTAAAGCCCGCCTGTATTGCGTCTTGCCCAACTTCAGAAAATGCTTCTAAAACCGCAGCAGGAATAACGCGGTCATTCCAGAACAATGATTTTAACGCCGCTCTGTCACCTCTCAATGCCGCTTTTGCAGTTTCCAAACTAACATTAGTCAAGGCTCCGGTTACGCCAGTCACAAACTCAGGCGCCTGACCAACTGCAGCAACCAAACCACCGCCTAACAACGCCTCAAGTCTTGCGTTGTCAAGACTCACACCTTTAGATAGCGCGTCTTCATAAATATCTACAGCAGCACTAGCGCCTTCCCCAGAAGACATATACCAGTTAAATCCAGTACCAACTTTTTGCAATTGCAACGGCATCAAATTGGCTTTTGCGATTGCCTTATCAAACTTATCTGCACGAGCAAATGCTTTTATCGCTTTTGCTCTAGACGCAGCCTTAACCCCAGTGTCTGTGGCTTTAGCTGCAGCCTCTACTGCTTTTGTGGCTTTTTGCATAGCCAAAGCCTTGCCAGCCATTCCTGCGCCCTTTGCAGCCAAAGCTACGCCGCCCGTACCAATAAACCCTAACGCAGCCGCAGTTCCACTACCTATCATAGAACCTACTTTTCTTTCAGGAATGTTCAGGTAATATGTACCAGGGTGCAGTTCCAAAGTTTTAGTATACGCCTCTTGTGAAGCTTTCGCTGTCTCCGGGGTTCCAATCGCAATAGCCCCCAAAGACACTAAATCAAACGGAATGCTTGTTATTGTATTTGAGAAAGAACGGAAGAACGAACCAACTTGAGTTGGACGCCATGGAGTAATTGGATTGTATCCATACCAATCCGCTGGGTCTTTTTGATTCATTCCTAAAGCCAAATATTGATAACGTGCTTTCTCTGCATCAAGAGTATCCGTAATAGTTGTTTTGCCATCGGGCATACGCAGTTCGTATGGTTTTACTTTTTTGAATCTCAGATATTGCTTCCCAGTCATAGCAGTCTGAGGGTCAACCTCGGCATTAGAATATACAACCCCTGGACTTGCTATACCGCCCGTATAAGGCACAACAACCTCGCCTGGCTCTAATTCATCTGCAGTAATAGTACGACCGTCTTTTACATAAGTTTCTTGCGGTTGTGGCCGTGCCTGTTGTTGCAAAGCCTCTTCCTCTAAAGCGTTTTCTTCTTCGAGTTGTGGTTCTGGTTGGACAGGAATTTGTTGCTCTTGCGGCTGCGGAACAGTCGTCGCAGGTGTAGAGCCTGTAATAGCATCTATTTGAGATTGTACTGGATTTTGCATATCGTCGTTCATACCTACTCCTCTTCGTTTGCTTTAAGTATTGATTTAACAACATTGTTTGCTTTAGCTTTAGACACTTTGCCAATACCACGATTTTCTGGATTAACTGTCTTATATTCAGTCTTTTTATTATAATCAGCTTCCATTTTAATGTCACGACCTTTAATGGCGCCTCTTAAATACTCTGCTATCTTTTCAGCCTGAGGTGTATCCGCTTTTCCACCCAAACTTACAATACGAGTATTAACAAAATCATATAACGCGCTTTTTTTAATATCTGTCGCACACTCTGGTTTGGCATTTGGATTAAATGGGTCAAATCCATTGTCGTCAAAATGCGATGTATCGACATATTCATCAAACTTACCAGTGGTTCTCAACCGTTGTCTAAATTGACGCGCAGTACTATTTAATACCGGCAACGGCAAATTAGTCAAACCAGATTCCTGAGCATAAACTTCATTTTTTACTACTTCATTCCAGATAACGCCATCAATCGCATCTAGTGCCCAAGCATACGTACCCTCATTATAATCAGCGTCTTTTTGTCCTCTACCATAAATTCTACCACTAGCTGCCAATGTAACAACACGGCGCTTATCCGGGTCATACTCTGCACCCTGTTTATATTTTGGGCTCCATCCGTTCTTGCGTAAACAATCTTCGTACTCTTTATAAGTAACACCAGTTGTCAAACACATTGGGGTAACGCCGTTTTGCAAATCAGCAACATCTGCCCTGTATTGTTCTGTAAACCCTTTAGGGACCATTTCATTTTGCTCTGCGCTCTCTACATATTTGCTTTCTTCTAACCCAGACTTGGGCGACCACAGAACATTACCTGCAATTGCTTTATCTACCTTTTGCGGAACAATCAAATCCGCTTTGCTCATTTTGCCAGTCCATTTGGCTGTATCTAATATAGCCTCCGCTTCACTTGCTGGCGTGTGTGGCAACGGCATAACCCCCGTAGCGTTATAAGTGTCAACGTCATAAAGTTTGTTGTCTCCAAAATCTGCCCTAGAATGACCATAAACTTTAGATGCAGACGCCATTGTTTGATTCATTTGGTCTGTTCTAGCCAACGAAGAAGCCTTTGCATCAGCATAAGTTTTTTTGTATGAATCTGGAAGAACCAAATCCATAAGGTCCTCGTATCCGTTAGACATGGCATCAAGCACCAAACCGTCCAATTCTTCTTGCGCTTGCAGCTTTTCAGAAACATCTTTTGCCATTTCTACTTCGGTCATAGTAGCTGAGATTCGATTAACATAACTCATAGCCTCAGTACTTGCTGGAGAATTACTCAACGCGGCAGCCTTTTTTGCGTCTTCCATAAGTTTTTGACGTTGCGCTGGATACATATTATATATTTCAGCTAAAGTCTTTCCACCAGCAATAATAGTCTTGTCGTCAATAGTTTCCATTACAACCGGATTACCATCTTTATCTAAAACAGGATTTCCGTTTTCATCAAGAAGCGGAACGTCCCCCATTCTTTTTACATTTTCTATTGACGCTCCGCTAGCAATTGAATTGTATACATTGGTAGCGCGAGCCGCTGCCCCAGCTGTATCCGCGTTATGCCCGGCTTTTTGTTGAGCAATAATAAGACCATCATAAAACGACGGGCCTTTTGATTTACCACTACCAGAACCATCCTCGTCTTTCTCTTCTTTATCCAGCAATCTTTGTATTGTCATTCTGTTTTTGGCAACTTGTTCTGGAGTTAGATTTTTTGTAAACTCACGTCTGTTATTCAACGCCTTAGCTTGCGCCAAATTACCATGACTGATTGCGTCGTCAATTGCGCCCTGTTGCACCGCATACCCTAGTGTTTTCTGGTATTCTATAAAATCTTCAGGGGTCATGCTTTTGCTCATTTCTGCTTCTTTCTGTTGCATAAACACCTGAATCTTTCTTGGGTCGCCACCACTACGAGCAATAATATCTTGAGCTGCTCTTGGAACGTCTGCTTTTGCTTGTGCATTAGCATAATTACGAGCGCGTTTTGTCGCCGCTTCTGTAGTTTTTAATTCAAATATTTCACGGGCTTTTGGATTGTTGCGCTCAAATCTACGACGAGCTTCAACCGGCATTTCTGCTATAAATTTATCCCACTCTTTCATAGAGCGATTTACCATTTCGCCCTGCGGGTCTTTTAACGAAAATTCATCAAAATTATTGATAATGTCGGCCTGTTTTTGTGCAAGAGCATCAGCCGCATCAGCGACTTGCTTATCTTGTATCGACACAATAGCCTGCTGAATATTGTCGGCTGCACGAGCCGCATTTTCCATAGCCGGAGTGATAAAGTCCTGCAATCTATCATATTGCATCTTTTGTGTGCCAGTTGGCTGCCATGCAATTTGTTGGTCATATACTCTTGGCATCTACTCCTCCATTATTTACCTGCCCAAGCACCATACATCCCGTCATTTGTAACGGCGCCAGAGTACCCAGAAACCTTTACGCCAGCGTCGTTAGTTTTTGGACCAAACGCGCCACTCTTATATCCACCCAACACTGCGTTCGATGCACTCGCTGCAGTATTTAAACTACCACCAATAACTGCGCTGGTTTTGTTTCTCTTCGCAACTTTAGAATTAAAGTTGTACATAAGTGCTGCATTTTCCGATTGTATTGCTCGGTTTTCAGAATTAAAATGCAACGCAGATAAGTCGCTCGCTAAGTTAACATACGCATCATCAATTGTTGCGTCCGCAGACTCACCAACATTTCCATATGCGGCATATTTTGCTCTTGCTGCTGCTATTTTTGTGCGTGCATCTCTACGTGTGCGCTCTGCATTCATAGCTTCTGCATTGCGCTCCATTTGTGCTTCATATTCGGCCTGCTGAGCATTAACTTCTGCTTCACGTTGCTGAATCTTTGCATTCTGATAATTACTAATAGTAGAATACGCCCCAGCCGCCACCGATAAAACCAAAGATATTATTGATGCCGTTAACATTTAGGAATCCTTATATACTTTGTATATATTATATCATTTTCTGTAACTCGCGCAAGAGTTTTTTTAAAACCAAAGAACTCTGCAAACCGCTCAAATCTCTTGTTTTTGTTCTCTACTAATATTTCTGCAGGATACAAAGAAATACTGTCTAAATATTTGTCCCCAATTTCAACCAAAACACGCACGTGTTTTACAGAGAGTTTTGAAAAAGCACCAACAATATAGGTCTTATAACCATCACCAAAATCATCATATATGTGCCCAATAGCACACAAATCACCGTCATCACAAACCAGTTTTTTAAACGTATAGTTTTCACAGTTCGCAGGCTCCCCCGCCTCAAAAGAATGTTCACATATTTCTTTGAACTCGTCAAAATTGCTATCTTCAATCCTATACATATATCGTACTCACAAGCAACAAGTTAAACGGCTCCGGCGTTACCGCTAACAAATTTAACGCAACAGAACTATCGTTCGGATACTTGCTGTCCGCTTTGTTTTGTGCTTGTTGGTATCCAAACGATGACGGCAAATGAATATCTCCAGTCATTAAATCATGCCCGGTTTCATATTCCTCTTCCCCAGTTGTGTTCCAATTTTTATAGTCATACCATTTCCCAAATTGATTGCTAGAGCCATAACTAAACGCACCAGAATCAACAACCCGTATCGTATAACGAACCGATTTCTGTTGTAATGTTTCAAACTTGTCATTGTATAACGGATGCGTATGAATTTCACATGGCATCTCAATACCCACAACAACACTGCTCGTCGTATACGGATTAGTTATAACACCATCATCACCAACCTCTTGCCGAACAAATCCGCCGGTTTCCGCATTACACACATAAACAGTCTGATTAGCAAATTCATCATCAGTAATCGTTTCTGCTACAGACTCTTGCCCCTCCTCTGGACCAAATTCTTTTGTATCAAGCATATATGGTGTATAATTCGGTTGCACGAACTCTACTGTATATTTACCGTTTCGCTTCATTAAAACAAATTGCGTAGATTCTCCATTCGCATTAGAAACACAATGCTCTAAAACATCACCAACCATATTCACACGGAAAAAGCCTAACGCTTTCACGTCTTCTGGCTGATTTATAACTACCAAACTATTGTTCTCTGTACGCAAATACAGATTTCTGTCATATCCACGCAAATGCCACATCGAAGAAATGCCACTATCCAGCAAGTCTTCACCAGCAAATCCTATGTCGTTAGGAATATAATCATCAGACGTATAATCGTATTTTAGACTAAACAATTGCTTTTTATTTCCACTAGCAAATAAATTCAAATCCTCAAACTTTGTGGCTTTTACTGGCCCCCCACCGGCTTGAGAAACTGGCAAGATATTACAATTGCTTGGCGTGATAACCGATTTGTTTGAATCGCCACCGGATATATTGTATTCGCCCGCATATGACCCCATGTACAAACGATAACCAGAAATAATCCAGTTTATCCTGTTTTCGTTATATTCAGAAATCAACGTATTTACAGCACATGTATCAATCGTTTCACCAAACTCTTCTACTCCAAAATCATCAAATTCATCAGACTTTGATAGTTGTAGCCACGAACCGTAACCGGCTGTATCAAGCGTGTATCCTAAACGGCCATTAAACATAAATACATTATTTGGGTATCTGCCTTTGTATCCCCACATTGACCATTGATAAGTATTCCAATCGTGTGCGTCTGATGCAGAACCAGACGTGTATGGCAATAAGCTATCAACATAACCCGTCATTTCCGCGGAAGATGTAACCGATGTTATCGTTATATATCCAAATCCACTGTGCAAATATTTCCAACTCGCATTACCATCAGAATACGTACCATTAGTGTGTGTTGGCTGTGTTTGACCGGTTTTCCCACTGCTTCCAACCGCCATACATTCATAATAATGCCCGTCAGAATAAACGATGTCGTTTACAGAAACAGACAATCCTTCAGCCCAAGATTTTATTCCGCCGTTAGTATCGTGTTCTATAGAAATTTTTATTTTTCTACCAACCATATCCGTACTGTCAAATCCTTGCCCTTCAGAAGTCGCAAGAACAGCCGGCTCGCTGGATTCTGTATACCCCTCTATATTGTTAACACCAGTGTACCCATTTACTACTATGCTTACCGCTGGCCCTGTGGTATTAGAAGACGCACCTTGTGTGATTTTAAAATAATACAAATCGCCGTCTTGGTGACCCGTCGGCAAATCCGTAAATTTAACATATCCATCTTCAACATATGCCGTATTACCGACAACACTATTAAACGCATTAACTATAATTTGGTCAGAAACCTTTCTAAATTTTACAGCATATGCTCTCGCCGCAGGACGAGGTGTAGTACTACCAAATCTTATCGAACTAACCATTGTTCCCCTCCGCATATACTAAATCAGTTGTAACCGCCTCTGACTCACTACCAATAGACGCAGAATTTACAATCGTATCAACATTGTTTCTTACTCTGTGCAACTCAACAACACACGAACCGATAGTCGCGCCAGTACTAGCACTTTGGTACCGACTCGTGATACCCAAACTAGAATTTATATTCGACGTAATGTTTTTACCTGCACCACAATTTTTCAACACATCTGGCAATTCAATAGAATATACAGTCGGTGTGTTTTGACCAGTAATTGTTATATATCCTGCGCTACCCGACGTGTGCAACGGCAACCCATTGTAATTACCTTGCCAGTTTGCCGGGAAAAACGGCTCCGTAACAAACTTCTGTTCACTAGAATAAAACATATGATGTCCGGTTTCTTCGTTTCTGCCGGCATAAGTAATAACCGCTTGCCCCATCGACTCGCTGGTTATATACATAACATCATTTGATTGTACATATGATGCGTCTAAAATTTGTTGCAACGATATTGACACAGAAACTTCATACATTTCTGAACGTGTTACACAATAAACTTTATTAGGAATAAACAACAAACACAACGGCTCGCCACAACCATCAAACGGAATCATACGATACCCAGCAGACATACTGTCTGTAATTTTATCGATATGTGCACTGCCGTAAAACTTTTTCAATCCACCCTGGTGTTCTGGTATAAAATTAGACAAGTACCGAGAGCCAATTTTTAATTGCTCTTTGTCTATACGACCAGCCAACTGCGGAGTTAATTCTCCGCCAGAAAATGAAGTTAAAACACCAGCATGTTTGTTTTCTGTCATTATGCAACAATCCTTTGATATTGTAATACAGACATACCTCCGTGTTCGGCTTCTGTGCCTATTAATTCGAGCCTACGCGCGTCTTTTAATTTTTGACGATACAACGCTTCATAAACATTAATATCGGCGTCCATGCCTTTAATTTTAGGCGCTATGCGCTGAGCTAAATTCAACGCAACGACATCACAGAACAAGCTGTGCCATTTCGATATATTGACGTTATTAGAATTGTATTTCAACACCTCAATCGGTGCTTTGCAATATAAACACCCGTCTTGAATAAAATAAAAATGTCCAGGTGCATATTCTAATGTGCATTTAGGAATTTCATCAAAGAACGTATACATCGACAACCGAGAAAAATCATTTGGCAATACATAACAATGATACCCCGGTATTACTTTGTCTTCGTCCTCGGATTCAGACACAACTAAACGTTTGCGAGCAAAAGCCCACTCGTATTTATCCAGTTCAGAACGAACCGCAATCATTATATTTCTTTTGCATAATACCGCATCAGGATTGTTTGTATCATCTATGCTTTGAATGGATATAGCCGCACCAACCCAATCGAGTGCCATATTTGCTATATCTGTATAAGTCAAAGTATTCATTCAAACCTCCAATAACACAATCAATCCCTCCCCGAAGGGAGGGGTAGCGGATTATAATGCGGAAATATCCAACACACAAACCTGCCATTCGTTCAAACGAGCGGAAGACAACATCATATAGCTGTTGATTTGAATCGCTTCGTCTTTATCGTGACGGACAGAAGTTGTGGTATTGAAATCTTTCCAAATACCTGTGCATACCGGTTTGCCAGCTGCAATCAACATCTTGTCAGCAGCGCCGTTCGCGGCGTTCAAAATGTCAATTTCCGACAATTGGATGAATTCAAAGCCCAAGTAAGGTTTCAATTCACCAGTGACGTTCGGTGTAGCACCAGCGGTATTCCATGTATACCATTCAGCGTCTTTACGCAATAATTCCGCAAACTTTGAGTTGTGATACAAACGCAGACCCAAAGCACGCCAATCGACGTCGTTCGCTTCGAAGAATTTCAAAACTTTCTTCAAGTTCGCAGTAATCGTTGAACCCGCCGTTGCAGTAATTGTATTCGCTGCAGGCAAAGCAACATAAGACGTTGGCAATTGCAGATTGCCCGGAGCAGCACTCGCGCCAGTCGTCGCGTCTGTCCAAGTCAAAGACGTAATTGCATTACCCAAGAAAGCCTTAACGAACGAAATATCTTTTTCGCGTTGAAATGCTTTGTTTGTTTCTTGAATCAAGCCAGATTCCATAGAAACCAAACGCAACAAATCGGTTTCTTCAGCAAACAAGAATTTGACGCGTTTTTCTTCTGGTGCTGGCAAGTAACGAGTGTCTGCAGTTGGTGTTGCAGGCGTTGTATCGTGCACCTGACGCAATTGAGCGTTAGTCAAAGTTGTCAAAGTCACTTTGCTGATATAGGTAATCAGTTGTGGAACCATTCCTTTCAAACCAGTTTTAAACATGGTCGAAGGCGCTGTTTTATTTGTGGATTGTTGTGCTAAACTACCGACCAGCGTAGAAAACTGAGCAGATACGGTAGCTAAATCACGTGCTGTCATAGCCATTTTTATACCTCTTTTATATAGTTTTCTTAACCGCTAGACTGTTGCGCTGGTTATGAGATTGCGAATCTCGCCACCGCTAAATCCTTCCTTTTGTGACGCTCTCTGAATGTTTCGGTGACCGCCGTCGCCTACGCATCACTGTGAGAGTTATGCCACTTTAAAACAAAGGGCGATTTGTTCCTCTGTTTTATTCTTTTGACACTTTACCATTTTTTTGGTTTTTTGTCAAAGCTTTTTTGTCGTCAGGCGCAAAAGAAACATCTCCGCCCCACGCAAATTTTCCAGACTCAAATAAATCACCAATAAAGTGATATAATTTAGCCAAATCTTCACGTTTATACAAGTGTTGTGAAACTTTCAACGTGTCTAAAATTGCACCCATAAATGCATGGTCTAAACGACCATCGTCAATATACGCACTTACATTAAAAGATTGGTCTAATTGCATTTTTCTTCCTCTTTTTTTTCATATTCCGCAATAACTTTTTCTGGGTCATGGCGGTCTTTGATAATTTGCCCAAATTCTGGATTTGCAAAATCATGATATATTTCAATGTATTTAGACTGCAATTCTTTTTCTAATGGGTCTGTTTTAGCACGCAATTCCCAGTACTTTTTTGTGTATTCCTGGAACTTATCAAATGCAGCTTTCAACTCTTCGTCTGTATCACACACAGCAAAAGCCTGAACCGCATCACCGTTCAAGAAACGCACCTTTTCTGTCATATCGGTATTATCAAATTCTACCGCTATAACATAATCCTCTTTCATTATCAGTTCTTTCACATCAACTGTCGGCAAAAAATATTTTTTCTTTTTGCCAGTAACCATTTTTTCTCCAACGTTCATATCTTTACTCCACGGTTAAATTTGCCAAACGTATCATTTCTGCTACAGCTTCTTTATCGTTTGCTGCAACTTTTGCCATAAAGGCCGAGTCTGCTTGCAATTCTGCAATACGTGCCTTCGCTTGTTCTGGAGTTTCTTTCCCGCCAGATTCATATCCGGTCAATGGTTTGTCAGCGTCAGTGCGCTGGGCTAAGTCTAAAAACATTTTTGTAACCTTTTCTAATCCAATTATATCACCGATTGCATCCAACTGTTCGTCTGTAATACCCAAATTTTTAACAGCTGTTTTGCACAATTCGGCATTTGTATCAAAATCCGCACCCCAATCTTTCTTCAGATTTTCCAGCGCAGTTTTGTGTAAATTGTCCAACTCTTCTTCTCTTTTTGCACGAGCGGCTTGGTCAAAATCAACCGCATATTTCTCAAACCATTCTTGCAATTGAGACGCTTGTTTCTTTGTTAAACCCGCATCATAAAAAGCCTGACGCGCAGATTTGGTTATTTCTTGGTCGTCATTCAATTCATAGCCATCTGGATTTTCTGGTCGACCTAATTTGTTCCAGACCGAAGAATAATCCGCATCTTCGCCTTTCGGCAATTCTAAAAAGTCGCTCTTGTCTCTGCCAGAGAATTTCTCCAGCTCGCGGTATGACTTGATAATGCTTCCTGCATCCTGCCAACCTTTAGTTTGTATTACGCCTTTTGCTTCATCGTCCAACCCCAAAGAGTCGTACCATTGAGTTTCTGGCGTCTGATTTTCATCATTCATCATCGCTTCCTTTGTTTTCTGGGTATAAAACCCCTAGTAATTCCTCACCTGAATCAACAGGTGTGTTTTTGGGTCCAGGGTTTTTTAATTCCCTTTGGATACCCAAAATCTCGTCTATCATGAGCTTCTTACCATATTCAGCCCATCGATTTTCGCTGTTGCTACTGACTAGTAACACATTGTCTATATAGAGACTGCGTAGCCAATTTGCAACATCTGGCATGGGGGCTTGCTTTAACCAAAGTTCCACCCTGTCAGTCATCTTGTAATTTTTTCTGTCTCTCATCTTATTGTGCTCCGCTCAACGCTTCCATGTTCATACCCGCATCAGATATATTCTTTATTCCTGTGCCAATATTACCCATGTTTTCCATCGCCATCTGTTGTTCGGCTTGTTGTTGTTTCTCTGCAACAATCGCCGCTTTCTCATCTTCGGTATTCAATACCGTTTGTGGAATATTATATGCAGACGCCAAATAATTCTTAGCGCGGTCAATATTGATTTCCGCATCCAGCGGTTGCAATTGCGCCAAGGTGTTACCCATATTCAATAAGGCATTCGCAGAGTCTAAGCGTTGGCCACGCAACATCGGATTGTCTAACACAATATCGAACACTTGCCCCTTTAATTCTGCACTAAATTCTGGCAACGCATTCATTTCCGCATACATCGCCAATTCCAATTCAATCATAGGTTGCAACAACTCACGAGCAACACGGTCACCCATCGGAGCCACAATGTTTGCACGTTCGTTTGCTTTCAACATGGCATCAGTTGCACTACGAGATTGCGTGTCTTGCATCGATATAAACATGTCGACAAACAACGTGTCTTTAATTTTCTTTTGCCAGCCCTGAACCATATATTCCAATGTCGGCATATCGCGTTGCGTCAATACAGACACTTGCGGACGTCCTTCGGAATCCATACCGCCATTAATAATAGATGTAACATCCTGATAATTGCGCGGATTTACAATGTCATCAGCCGCCAACAAATCCAAACGAGACGCATGATGAGTTGCTTTAATTAAATCGAACGCAACCGCATTCAAGTTTTTCACAGATGGCAAAATTGACATAACCGGCGAAAAACCATACGGGTCATTTGTGTTTGAGAACGTTGCTGCACGTCCCGCAATATATTTACAATATGATTCTTCGGTCTTTTGTATAATTTCACGAGAAGTCATATCAATATAAACCGAGTCGAATTTGTTTGGTTTTGTTAACGAAGGTTCAACAACATGTAACAATTCCATACTTTCGTCCAACCAAGCATATGGATTGTCCTGATAAACTTGTTCTTTGACTTTTTGCGGAACATATTTTGGAAATCTTTGTTTCAAATTCCGATATGTAAATTTAACAGTACGATAAAACGTATCGACAAACCCGCGTTCGTTTTGGTCAATTACAAATTCTTTAATTGGTAACGCACGATAACACACTTGTTTGTGTTTTATGTCTTTTGATAATTCCAA